TTATTGCTGCCACTGCCAACAGCATGAATTTTGTTGGCGCAGGTGTCACAGCCACAGCCGCAGGAAATGTGGTCACAGTGACTATTCCAGCAGCGGCAGCAGCCAGCAATACCATCGCAGTCCAAGACGAAGGCTCAACCGTAAGTACTGCCGCTTCTACCTTGAATTTTGTTGGCACAGGAGTCACTGCCGCGAGTAATGGTACTGTAACAGTTCCAGGCATAGAAATTAGGGATGAAGGTTCTGTGTTGACCACTCATCCAAAAATGATTGATTTTGTGGGTGCTGGGGTCACTACCACAGTATCTATTACCAATGATGTCACTGTGACTATTCCAGCAGCCAGCAACACCATCGTAGTCAAAGACGAAGGATTGGCCCTAAGTCTGCCAGTCACAGCAATCAATTTTATTGGCGACACAGTGTCTGCGGTGTATAATAATGGTGTGGCTGATGTCACAGTCACTGGTCCTGTTCAACAGTTGGGCACATGGACCCCTCAGTTAAAAACCAACACAGGTACAGGTGTTTTTACCTATGCCAAACAGGAAGGCCGTTATGTCAAAACTGGCAGGCATGTGACCTGCTATTTTACCATACAGGTTAGTGCGCATACTATCACAACACCTTCATCAATACAGTTAATTGGTCTGCCATTTACCTCCTGGAACACAACTGTTGTGAATGAACACATAGGCAATCTTGTATTGGATTATTTTGAGTTTGGTCTTACACCCACACATGTGTCTGGTAAGGTCCTAGGTGGCACCGCCAAGGTGGATCTATATTGGCATGGTTTGAGTGCAGGTCCTACTGCAACCATAGCACTGCTGAATGATACCAACCTTACTTTCCCAGACCAAGACTATGTCATGATCGGCACCATAACCTACATCACAGAAGATCCAACTCCACCACCTGATGAAGAAGATCCAAGATAATGGAAAAACACAATGGCAGCTAACGGAATATCAACACTGACAATACCAACGGGGATAACAGCAACTAGTTTTACTCAAGCCAGCAGTTATCTAGTGGCAGTGGGCACGTTCAACTATGACGCATACGGTGCTGGATTTGCTATTAGAAAAGACAGCGGCGCAATAGATGCTTACATGGCACAGGTAATTGCCCTAGGTGCTGGTGCTAGAAACTGGACATTTGTACCTGCAAACGGACAGCCTAGTTTTACAAGATCAATGAGTCAACCTGATGGCACTAATGAATCCAATGATCCTAGTGAGTCTGGTGTTGACATTTGGAACGTTACCACTGCCGCCGGCAATTTAAGCGGTACTGGTGATGGTCAAATTAATATAGCGTTGATCCCTAACGGTACATCATTTACAATATATGCGACTGAGTTAGGTGGTGGTGGCGGAGCAGACAAAGAGGCTAGACAGTTGGCCAAACTAGACATTGCAGAAGCCAAGCGCCAAGGTAAGGTAGTTGCTACAGACGGCACAATTACAGGTAGTATAGACCCTACCAAACCTTATTATCGTACCAACAACCAATACGACATTGCACAGTTACCAACACAGTACGACGGCGGCGACATTGTTGATAATCCCAACACCGGCGGATTTTTACAAGGACGTCCTTGGAGTCCGGATACTATCATTACTGTTATTGAAGAAGGATTGGTATTAAATCTAGATGCTCGCAATTTAAACAGTTGGTCAAGAGCACCTGGTGAGACTACTTGGTATGACCTAACCAGCAACAACAACGATGCTACGGTATATGGTGGCATTGCCTATGGTGAGGCTCTAGGTGGAGCATTGGCATTTGGCGGTTCGGATGCAGAATATGCTCAATGCCCACCAGGCGTTTACTTTACCAGTGCTGGCTATACAATTCAAAGTTGGGTTTATGTTATTAGCGTACCTAACTGGAACCGTATTATAGACTTTGGCAGTGACGCAGGCTCGGACAATGTGTTGTTGTCTTCCACATTAGGCACAAATGGTATGCCTGCGTTGTGGGTTGGCCCAAGTGGAGATACTGTTCAATCTACAGTTGAACTACAGGCCAACACTGGCTGGCATCATGTATGTGCTACATGGAATCCTACAGGAACAGTGGGCAAGGTATTCATAGACGGAGTGCTGACAGGAACAGGCTCTGTGTCAGCACCGGCAGTTGGCACTAGAGCCAATTGTTATATTGGCAAATCAAACTGGGGCAATCCTCCAGACCCTAACTTTAACGGCGGCATGGGAGCCATACAGATTTATAGTAGAGCATTAAGTGATGCTGAAATACTGTCAAACTATAATACAACCAAATCCTATTACGGACTATAAAGAGAGAACGCATATGAAAATGGCAGACGTTTTAAGAAATTTAGCAGACAAACTGCACAGGCACCCTAGTTGGTGATGTATTCGCCAGCATGGTGTATAACCCAAATTAAGGTTTACAATGTATAGAAAATATATCAACATCGTAGAAGCGGCTAATAAGGGCTGTCCTATTGCCACATACGATATCGATGTCAATCTAAAGAATCGTCAGAAAGCCATTGATGAGTATCACTATGGTCCAGCTAATCCTGATGAGCCAGAATCATATTGGAAGGACGCTGCCAAACGTTGGAACATCACAGAAAAGACTGCCAAGACAATGCTGTGTGGCAATTGTGCTGCCTTTGATGTAAGTGATAAAATGTGGCAGTGTATTGAAGATGGCATCAAAGGCGACAGCAAAGAGGTTGATGCTATGGCCACAATACACAAGGCGGATTTAGGTTATTGTAACTTTCATGCCTTTAAGTGTGCTGGAAGTCGTTCGTGCACCTCGTGGATTACCGGTGGCGCTATAGATAACAAGGACAGAACAGAATGAAAATAACTGACATACTAGAAGGCAAGTTTCGCAGCCAAGATATAGAAGAGTTTGTACCACAAGATAGTGACCTAGATAATATTAAGTCAGAATATCTACCAGATTGGGAAATGTTAGATCATCGTACACTACAAGCCAAGTATGTGGCCAAGGATCATAGACACGCACTAGAGTTTGTGGGCTTTGTAAACGAGCTATCAGAAAAGATGGATCACTTTGCTGAAGTCACGCAAGATGTAGCAGAAGTCACAGTTAAAACATCAACCTTTGATGTTAAAGGTTTGACAATTTTAGATTTCAAACTGGCATTGTATGTAGATTCTTATGCAGAAAAAAATGACATAGAACAGGTACGTATGCAAGGTAACTTTGGTATGCACGAAGGCAAGAAAGATGCCTGCTACAACAAGGTCAAAAGCCGTGTTAAGGTATGGCCGTCAGCCTATGCTAGCGGACAGTTGGTACAATGTCGCAAACGTGGTGCTGCTAACTGGGGCAAGAATAAGAAAAAATGAGAGCTCACGAATTTATCACCGAAGATCTACGCAAGTGGTTCAAAGACAAGTGGGTACGTTTTGGGCCAGACGGCAAAATCCGCGGCGACTGTGCTAGAGGATCAGAAAAAGAAGGAAAACCCAAGTGTTTACCGCAGGCCAAAGCACAGGCATTGGGAAAAAAAGGCAGAGCCACAGCGGCTGCTCGAAAGCGTCGTGAAGATCCTGACGCTAATCGCAAGGGTAAGGCCAAGAATGTAAAAACCAAGTAATAGGAGCGAAGTATGAGTACAATAGAACCAGCAACGATTAACAAGTATAAGAACTTAGGATGCAGTTGTGGTTGTGGACAACACTGTGGTATTAGTTGTCTAACTGATGACTGCGATTGTACAGAATGTACCTGTGTTGAATGTCGTGAAAAACCTAGCATATTCAACTATCGCCAGAAGAAGTAATGTTTAAATTAAATCGTATTACCTTGATGCCTAACCCCATCTGTAGTCGCGCAGTGGATGACTTATCTGCTGATGACTTTCTTTATTATGACAAGGATGGGTTTGAACTTAATCTAGCCGAGCAGAAGTATTACAGTGCTATGAATTATCCTATTAACCATCCTATATTAAATCATCGCTGTTGGCAAGAACCTTGGTTTAGTCTACAAGATGAACACCCAAACCTACACTTAGATCACAGTATGTTCCTATGTCGTGCCAGTTATCAAGGGGCTGCTCGTGAGCAACTTCGAGAACTGCAATCTACTGTACCCCTAGCAGGATATCTATTAAAAACCAAACAAAAGTGGGGCTTTGATATTGCTCTAGATGATCAAGAACCTGATGGTGATATGTTTGAAGTCATACACATAGAATACGATAGTTACGACTATGATGAGTTTAGAGATACTATGATGTACATTGAGTATCGTTTCTTTATCATGGATTGGCAACTCGCAGCACAAAAAATTTGGAGCCTGCGAGACAAGTGGCAGCATCTAAAAGGATTTGAACAAAATCACTGGAAGGCAAACTATCTCATAGGATGGGACAAGGCTGAATACACTGAAAAGTCAGTATAAATAATAGCAGTTAATTTAAAAGGTTTTGAAATGAAAAAGTTTCTATTATTATTACTATTACCGTTTGCCGCATTGGCCAACTCTATAGACGATCACTGTGCTCAATTTGTTTTGAGAGGAGCCCCAGTAAGTCCTATCAAATCCAATGATCAATATATCTGCAAAGGAAATTATGCCATACACTATCGATATGATACAAAAACAGCAGAATATGTAGCTCAACATATATTATTAGAAAATATTACAGGACCAGCCAAGCGCAAGGATGATTTCCGTCCTGATCCAGCAGTGCCTAAACAACATCAAAGCCAACTTAGCGATTATGCAGGGTTTCCGTTTGATCGCGGACATTTAAGTCCAGGTGCTGACAATAATCAACATGACCAGATGATGAGTGAAAGTTTCTTCTTATCAAATATGGTCCCACAAGTACCTAATCACAATCGTGGTATTTGGAAACAATTAGAAACAGCGGTTCGCGGTTGGGTTAAAGAAGGCAAAGACATCTACGTAGTCAGTGGCACTATATATGCTCCTGGTTACGGAACTATTGGCGCTAATCGTGTGGGAGTTCCAACACATTTATGGAAGGTTATAGTTGATCGTAAAGGAGTCAAGGCTATTGCTTTTATATTCCCCAATCAACCATTACCGGTAGATGATTTACCTAAATTTGCCACAACTATCGCAGAAGTTGAGCGTGCTACAGGTATTAACTTTCATCCACAACTTCCTCCAAAGTTAAAACACTTAGAAACAACTAAACCAAATTTAAATGATTGGAGTGGATTAAGATAATCATCCTTAGGACCGTTAATCGTTTGGATGATGGGCGGCTGCTGCCCTAAATTAAAGGAGTCGTGCCCAGAGATTTAAAAGTGAGCAAGAATAAAAAGGACTCCTGAGAGTCCTTTTTTAATGGTACAAATAAAAACTTATTTTGCTTTCCAAATATTATATAATACCCAGATCGCTACTAACCCAACAACACCTTCGCCGCCTAGTGTTTTGACGATGCCGGTAACGTTACCAATAACGTCAACTGCTGGTAAGAAAGGAACTGCTGCACCTTTCAATAGTACTTCTAATACGATTAAAAGAGCCAACACGCTAACTAGTGTATCAGCGATTGCACCTGCCCATTTCTTTACTAAAGCTAGTACGTCCATTATAGACCTCCCTAAATGACTAACAATTTCGTTAGCAATTTATTTAGAAAGATGCTATAATATAAGTATTCAAACGGGCGAATTTTGATTGATTTTACCATTAAGTACCCAGTTCTTGACATTTTTAAAAAGAAGTAAATACTTCATCAGGAAAGGCTTATGAAACTTAAAACAAGAAGCATATTACAAGAGCTAAATGAATTAGCAGAAGTACGTAACAAAGATCAACTCTTTGAAAGTCGTGCTACTAATATCATCAACTCAGCTATCAACCTGCTAGAAAGCATACATAAACATTATGATGCTGAGCAAGCAGATGAGCTTGAGCGCCGTTTCATCAATGCTATCAAAGGACAAGATTCAGCCAAATTTACTCGCGGGGTTCGTAAGATTGTAGAATCACGTAGAACAAACAAAAAACTAGAAGAAGACAATGACGACAAAGAATCTATTTGAAGGTGGTAATGTTTTTAAAGACGATGCAGGATCTGTACTAACAGTTCGCATTAACAAAGGAGACGTACTGCCTACGGTACAATGGCTAGAAACAGTTACCGGTCTCGAACTAACAGATTATATGTTAGGCACGACTGGTAAGAAAAAAACTTCAGGTGATCTAGATCTTGCCGTAGATGCTAACAAAGTAAACAAAGATGAGTTTGCTAAAAAACTAGCAGCCTATATTGAAAAGCAAGGTGGGGATCCTAAAGACTGGATCCGTAAGTCAGGAGTCAGTGTACACTTTAAAACTCCAATTCGTGGTGATAAGAACAACGGATATGTACAAAGCGATTTCATGTTTGGTGAACCACAATGGATGAAATGGTCAATGACAGGTGGGCGAGAAGGTAGTGAGCTACGTGGTAGCCATCGACATGTTCTGCTTGCAAGTATTGCCAAAGCACGTGGTATGAAATGGAGTTTCCAAAACGGTCTAGTAAATCGTGAAACTAATGAAGTTATCACCCGCGACCCCAACGAAATTTCTAAAAAACTTTTAGGACAAACAGCAACACCTAAAGATCTATCAGATCCAGAAGCAGTTATCGATTACATTATCAAACTACCTAACTACGAAGAACTAGTAGCAGATGCTAGAGAAACCCTAGACAAGGAAGGTGTACAATTACCTAAGGCAGGCAAAATAGAAAGTTTCGTTTCAGGTAGTGGTGCTTGGTTCCGTAAAATGATTGAAGTGGTTAAATGAGAGCATTTGAATTTTTAACTGAAGCATGGAGCAAGAAATACAAAAGCTCTATCAACTGTGCTAATCCTAAAGGATTCAGTCAGAAGGCTCACTGTGCTGGTCGTAAGAAAAACGAAAGTGTCAACGAAGTAGAAACACCAGCGCCTAAGAAAGTTGGACGTGAGTTCAATCATTTAGAAGATCTAGTGTTCACAGAACCCAAAGGTGCATTAAGAGCTGTACAGATATTAAAAAGTCTAGCACAAGATGCCAAAGACGTTAGTATCAAGTGGGATGGCAATCCTACAGTATATTGGGGACGTGATGAAGATGGTACATTCCGCCTAGTTGGTAAAAACAA